CTATAATGAATGAATATAAAAAGTCTTTGGCAAACAGCGCTTAAATTCGCCTATAATAAAATTAACTATGCAAACAATATCACTTCCTAGCGAATATCAGCAATTTATCCACCTATCAAGATACTCTAGATGGAGTGAGGAGAACGGTAGAAGAGAAACATGGGAAGAAACCGTTGATCGATACTTTGAATTTTTTGATGAACATCTTAAGAAGAATAATGGCTTTTCAATTCCCGCTGATACTAGACAGGAGCTAAGATCAGCGATTCTAAATCTTGAGGTTATGCCTTCAATGAGAGCTTTAATGACTGCAGGAGAAGCTCTCAAGAGAGACAATGTAGCAGGTTATAACTGCTCATATGTAGCCGTCAAGAGAGTTAGAGCCTTTGATGAAATTCTTTATATATTAATGTGCGGAACTGGTGTAGGATTCTCTGTAGAAAGGCAATACGTTGAAAAACTACCTAGCATTGCAGAATCATTCTATAACTCAGACACTGTCATTATGGTTCAGGATAGTAAAGCTGGCTGGGCTAAAGCTTTTAAAGAGCTCATCTCTCTACTTATTAGTGGGCAAATACCGCGATGGGACCTCAGTAAGATTCGTCCTTCGGGTGCTAGACTTAAAACATTTGGAGGTAGAGCTTCAGGTCCAGAGCCCCTTGATGACCTCTTCAAGTTTACAGTTGATACTTTTAAAAAGGCTGCTGGAAGAAAACTCACTTCCATTGAATGTCATGACATCATATGTAAGACTGCGGAAATTGTCGTTGTTGGAGGTGTCCGCAGATCTGCTCTTATATCACTCAGCAATCTTACTGATGAAAGAATGCGAGACGCTAAGTCTGGAGCATGGTGGAATGACAATCCACAGCGCGCTCTTGCCAACAACTCGGTTGCTTACAAAGAAAAACCAGAAATAGGGACATTCATTGAGGAGTGGAGCGCTCTATACAAATCTAAGAGCGGTGAAAGAGGTATATTTAACAGAGACGCGGCAAGAAAAACCGTCTCTAAATTGGGAGAAAGAAGAGATGCTTCTTACGAATTTGGAACAAATCCTTGTAGCGAAATTATATTACGAGACTGTCAGTTTTGTAATTTAACTGAGGTAATTGTTAGACAGAATGATACAAAAGAATCACTAGAGAACAAGATAAAGCTTGCCACTATTCTTGGCACTATTCAAGCTTCTCTTCTACATTTTCCTTATTTATCTTCTGAGTGGAGAAAGAATTGCGAAGAGGAAGCCCTATTAGGGGTTTCATTAACAGGAATATTAGACAATAAAATGATGTATGATAATCCTGATTTGCCTACAATTCTTTCTGATCTTAAGAGTGTAGCTATAAGAACTAATGCTCAATGGTCTGAGCAAATAGGCATAAAGCCTGCCGCTGCCATTACTTGTATTAAGCCTAGTGGTACAGTATCACAACTTACAGATTCCGCGTCTGGGATACATCCAAGACACAATAAATTCTACGTAAGAACCGTTAGAGCGGACAAAAAAGATCCTTTATGTAAGATGATGTTTGATATGGGTTTTCCTTGTGAGCCATGCGTCATGAAGCCAGATCACACTATGGTATTCTCCTTTCCTGTAAAGGCTGAAGAGTCTATTACTAGAAATGACATTTCTGCCATAAACCATTTAAATCTTTGGCTGACTTATCAGCGATACTGGTGTGAGCACAAGCCTTCTATTACAGTTACTATTAAAGATCATGAATGGATGGATGTTGGCGCCTTTGTTTATAAGCATTTTGATGAAATAAGTGGAATTTCATTTCTTCCTCACTCAGACCATTCTTATAAACAAGCACCTTATCAGGACTGTACCGAAGAGCAATATAATAATCTTCTAGCTAAGATGCCTAAAAATGTAGACTGGTCTATGTTAAAAAATTACGAGAAGGAAGATAAAACTGCTGGTACACAAACCTTTGCGTGTACTGGAGATAAGTGCGAATTGGTTGATATAAACTAAAATGCTTGATATATATCAAAAATGTCATCCTGAAACATATAAAAATATTATTAATGAAACATCTATGATTGAAGTTAAAACTATCTTTTTAGAAAATAATAATGTTCAAAGATTACCAGTTTACGCAACTTCTGGTTCTGCCGGATTCGATTTCTACTCAGTAGAAGATGTATTAATTAAGAGTAAAGATGTAGTCGTTATTAAAACTGGAATATCATTAGAGATCCCTCAGGGTTTTGAGCTACAGGTAAGATCCCGTAGCGGCTTAGCTGCTAAAAATAAAATATTTGTATTAAATGCCCCAGGAACAATCGACTCTGACTATAGAGGAGAAGTTTGTATAATTCTTGCTAATTTAAGTGATCAAGACTTTTTAGTTTCTAAAGGTGACAGAATAGCTCAAGGCGTTGTTTCTAGATACGAAAAAGTTCAATTTACTTTATCTAAAGCACTTAGTGAAACAGATAGAGGATCTAATGGCTTTGGTTCTTCTGGAATAAAATAAGTGTATTCAATATCATGTCCAACATAAACGCAGAAAAATACGTCTCAAAATATAAAGTTGAACTATTGAGATTATATTCGTCTATATACTCTGGACTTGAGTTGGATTCAATTGTTTTTGAAGTTATTGAAGATGACATGCTAGAAAAAATTGCTGCCAAAATGACTATAATGAGTCATAAATATTTTGGTTCTAAATTAATTTTTTCAGTACCTAAAGATTTTACGATATCAAGATCTGATGAGCTTTTCAGCGATGAGTTTTATTCAATAATCTTATGCGAAAAGCAGGTTAAAAATGGAGCTCTTGAAAGAGATGGGGATTTTTATATAGCAAAAGACGTCAGCTTATGCAAATTTATCCCTAAGTACAAGAAATATATTAAGTCTAAGTGAGACTTACAAGATGCCAATATATCCTTTTTTTTGCAAAAAATGTGGACATCAAGAAGAAATATTTTTAAAGATGTCTGATGAAAAGCCTACAGTTTGCCCTTTAGAGAATTGTAAGGGTGAATATTGTAGAGACTATTCTGGATTGAACTCTGTTGTAGACTCTAAAAAAATAAAGACTATAGGCGATTTAGCCAATAAGAATACAGAAGATCTAGTTAAAGAAGGAAAGCTTCCTAAATCGACTTTGAACTGGGAGTCTAAAAAGCGAGAATTAAAGAAAAAGAAACAGCATATGGCTGATATAGCTAATATGACTCCGGCTCAAAAGCATCATTACATTATGACCGGCGAAAAGAAAATATGAGTATAAAACAAAAAGAGATTGACTCAGATGGCTTTAAGGCTAAAGTCGCTACTATTTATTGCGACAATACAAACTTAAAGATGGCTGAAATTATAATAAGAGATTGCGAAAAAAGATTTCTTGTTCAGGCTGCATGGTATGGAGAAAATAAAGTCGCAAGCAAACCGCAAGAAATAAAAGGTTGTTTGTCTTGTAGTCCAATAGACACACCTTCTCAAAAAACAGCAATTATAAATACAGACTTCAAAGATAATGGGGAAATTCCATTGATGACAGTTATAGTAAAGAGAATAAAATGAAATTTATTAAAAACGCAAAACAAATAAAAGAAGACAATAATATCAGCACATGGTATACCTCTAATTCAGGCAAAGAGTCAACAGATAATACGAATGCTGCAGCTAAGTCTGTACATATATCTTCTGGCGTTAAATTCTACGTACTAGCATCAAAAAGACAAAGAAGACTCTATAATCCAATAGTTGATAAAATTGACGAAAAGAATCAAACAAGAGTAGAAAACGAATTCTTATTTGAAGAAGTAAATAAAGAATGTTACGATAACTATGTAAGCTACTTAAGAGATAGAAATAGTTATTTACTCACTAAAGCTCAAATTTATTATAAGAGATGATATGAACAAGACAAATTTAAATAAATTAAAAAGACAAATTAAAAAAAGCGTATCTGAAATTTGCGACGATGATGATGTTTTATCTGTCTCAAATATTATTAATAATGCTTTAGATAATTTCTATAATCCTCCGATCCCAGAAAAGAAAGGCTATATAGCTTCAACTGGTGGTCAGATTCTAACTTCTGTTGTTAGAACTAAAGGTCAGTCAGAAAAAGCTGACTCTGTTCGAGGATTTTCTAAATGAATGGAAACCCAGACAAGGCGCTAGAAATCTTCTGGGGAATTTTATTTGATAATGGTCTGATTGCTTTAGACCAGACACAACAGCCAGGAGAAATATCAGAATGGTTTAAGGTTCAGCAAGAAGTTTGCGATCTTAAAATTAATCCAGTATCAATAAAATTGTTTAAAAAAGACAACGCAAATGGTTCTGGGTATAAAAAAGTTTCTATAGAAACAAAAGGATCTAGTAACTTTTTCTTTTCTAAGAAGCTAGCGATAAACCTAGGTGATCATAATAGTCATGAAGCTTTTGGTATAGGTTTCTATGATCAAGAAATAAATTTAGTTCAAATCAGTTGGTTTGATAGAGATCTTAACCTTATAGAATCCGAACAAAGAAATTTAGAAAAATGCGCAGATCTACTAATACCAAAGATTGGGACTCAAACTTTGTCCCAAAGCTAAAGATTCCAATAGAAGCTTACATAACAGAGCTTATTTTAGAAAATAAAATTGCTTTCAAAATCAAGAAAGGCGAAAAGATTTCCAAGCCTCTAGTTCCGTTTTGGAGGAAGGATGTTCTTTTAGCAAATCCAGAACTAAAAGAGCTAGCAAAAGATTTCTCTCTAGAAATTACTTATGTTAAAAGACTTCTAAAAGTTTTCAGTGTGGAGACGGTTATATCTTATGTTAAAGATAAAGGTATTATCACTCTGATATATCTACCACTAGAAAAACAGAAAAGTTTACTGTATAATATTTTTCAAAATGAAATAGACTTAATCGACAGTAAAAAATCAAAATCTAAAACTGTTGAAGTTCCAGATGCTATTATCTTCAAGAGAGAAACCAAAGAAAAAGATTTGATATGAGTAAATCAGATATTTCATTAGAGAATTTTTTAATCCCAGTAACGGCACTCAAAGAGGAGCAGGGTAGAACTTTTAAAACTACTCTTTCTCTAGACATAGCTCTTTCTGGAGGTATTCCTGAAGGCTCTAGTGTTTTAATGAGTGGTAAACCTAAGGTTGGAAAAACAACTTTAGCTTTACATTACGTGCAACAGTGCCATAGAGAAGACCCGACTAAAAAGGCTTTCTTTTTTGATGTTGAGGGGCGTCTTAGAACAGAGCTTTTAGATTGCTTTCCGGATCTAAATAGAGAAAATATTGCGATAGTTAGATCAAATGAAAATAAGATACTCAGTGCGGAAGACTTTCTGAATCTTCTTTACACCACACTAAAGGATTATCCCAAGTGCATTTGCATTCTAGATTCTATCGCGGCCCTATGTCCTGAAGCAGAGCTTTCATCAAATATAGGTGATGGTGTTAAAATGGCTGGAACAGCTAGTCTAATGTATAAAATGTTTAGACGAGTAAGTCAAATACTGCCTGTCACAAAAAGCACCTTCATAGCGCTTACTCATATGATTGCTAATCCTAACCCTGGACCTGGTAAAAAGAGTTATGGGGTAGGAGGAAACGCTCCTCAATATGGCGCGTCTGTTTGGCTTGAGGGTGGATGGAAACAGGATATAGAAGATACAAACAACAAAACTATAGGTCAAAACGCTCATTTTTATATAGTCGCTTCAGCACTTGGTTCACCTGGTGCCGATGTATCCATACCTATAATATATGGAAAGGGCGTTGATGAAACAATGGATCTTTTCAATCTAGCTTGTGAATTTGGTATCATATCAAAATCTGGAGCATGGTACACAGTTCCAGGAAACAAGGAAAAGCTTCAAGGACAAATGAATGTCATAGAGCATTTGAGAAAAAACCAAGTGTTAAGCAAAGAAATTTACGATCAAATAAGAACAATGGCTATATAAGGAGTATATATGAATTTCAAGAAAATAAAAGATAGTAATGAAATAATCGCGAGTCCACTTTCCGCTGAAAGCCTAAAAATGGTAAAGGTTTCTTTCACATTTCCAGTCTGGAAAGACTGGGCTGTTAGGGATATAATGGCAGAAATTAATGATATGAGTCTAGAGGATATCCCACACGAAATAGAGGAATCCTCTGTAACAGTTGAAGATCTTGTGAAATATAGTAAAGAAGTCAAGGGATGGTACTTTTACCACAGAAATCACGATATAAGTCTAGAAGACATAATTTCTAACTCAAAGAAAAATACAAAGAAAAATACAAAGAAAAAATGAAGGTAAAATCTATAGATAATCCTAATACTTCAGTGACATGGGATGTGAGACAAAGTAGCTGGCCTTTGAAAAATAAGGCCGCTTGTCGTTCAAATATACAATACGAAATAGGTCAGATCATTAAATCAAGATATCCTTTAGACCCAATTCTTGAGGATATCACAATACCAGATACAAGACTGTCTTTAGATTTTTTTCTTCCAAACAGAAAAATTGCTTTTGAGGTTCAAGGCGAACAGCATGACAAAATGAATCCATTTTTTCACAAAAGCCTAGCCGAATTTGAAGATCAAAAAACTAGAGATGAAAATAAGCGTTTTTTCTGTGAGTTAAACAATATAAGACTTCACGAAGTAAGAAGTTCAAATGATGTAAAAAAGATTTTAAATGTCTGAGATATCACAATCCTCAAAAAGTAAAATACTAGATAAAATAGCAGAGTTACAATCTGCTGATATTTTAAACATAAAAGAGCCAGATGAAATTGTAAAAATATTAAATCTAAATCACAGCGAATTAAAAGCTCAAACTAGTGAAGACTTGTTGATAAACGCTATAAAATTATCACAATACTCTATTTACATAAAGTCTAAGATTAATAAACTAAAGTCTATAATTAATTGGTGTGACGCAAACATAAGCTCTATTATAGGTAGAGAGCTACCTAATACTAGCGGTTATGGATTAAGTGAAAAATCTCTTGTAATAAAAAGAAATGATCCTGTTGCGAAAGAGTTAGAATCTGTCAAAGTCAATTTAAATATAACAGCAAATCAAATTGAAGACATAGATAGAAAAATAGAATTTATGGCTAATTCAATCAAAGCTTTGGCTGCAGATAGAAGGTATAATAATGAAAGATAAAAAAGAAAAATTAAAAATCGCCATAGCAAACGGGGATATGGAAGAAGTCAGATCCTTTTATGAGTATATGTTCATGGAAGAGGCTCCTCCCACAAAAAATTTTAATAACGCGAATCTAAAGAAAGCTATAGATAGAGCTATGGAGATTCTTAGTTCAGTAGATTTTGAATCAGATAAAACTATTGAAAACGAAGATCCTAAACCACAAGAAAAAGAAGTTATAGAATATCAACCGTCTAATAGGGTTTCTGGCGAAATGCAGTTCATAAGCAGTTCTGAATTTGAATTACCAGAGGACTCTAATCCAGCATACAAAGAGTTTTTAGAAAAGCAAAAAAAGAAAAATAGAATCAAAGATAGAAGATCAGAATACAAGCCAAATATTAAGAAATGCGCTTCTTGTGGCGTAGACTTCGACTTTAATAAAGAGTATCCAACTGGCGTGCTAGAATCAGGTACAAATGCAAAACTTAAATGCAACAGATGCAGAACCTCTTCATGATCCTGAGTTGTCAATATTGTCTTATGCATTTAAATGCGGATCTATAAATTTCTTTACCGATTTAGACTCGCTTTCTAAGGACCACTTTTCTAAAGAAGAGAACGCTAGTATATACTCATTTGTTTGTGATCTATATAAAAGTGAAAATGTAGATACCATAACAAGTGAGATGATTTATTCTTTTGCTAAAACTAATGGCATACCTCAAGATAAAATCAATAAAAAATATTCGCCAACAATAGAATTAGCCATGGGTTTGCATGTCTCTAAAGATGAGGCGAAGATAAATCTAAAAGAAATAAAAAAATATTTTGTATTAAAGAAGCTTAATATAAAGATTGAAGAAGCTAAGAAAAAGATAAGTCTAGCTTCAAAAGAAGAAAATATTATTAGTTTGATCTCTAGCGTCGAAGAGACTATTACAAGTCTTATTCCAGAGATTAAAAAAGAAAACGATATCACTAATTTAGCGCAGTACGCTATATCGCACATTAAATATCTGTCTGACAATCCCGTAACTTTAGCGGGTATTCCTACAGGCTATACTAGATACGATCAATGTGTAGGCGGAGGGTATAGAAGAGGCACAGTTAATGTAGTAGGAGCTAGACCAAAAGTAGGTAAAAGTACATTTTGCCTGAACGTCGCAAAGAATGTGGCGCTGAGCGAAGTTCCAGTTCTATATTTAGACACAGAAATGAAGAAAGAAATACAGGCCATTAAATGGGCCTCTCTTTGCTCGGGAATAAGTCAATCAATTATTGAAACAGGAGCTTTCGGTAACAGCGAAAGAGACTCCTTAATTATTCAAGACAAAATTCAGGAAATGTCTTCAAAGCCATTCTATCACGTAAGTGTCGCTGGAATGTCGCAAGAAGAAATTTTTTCCATATGCAGACAATGGCTTTCCAAGCACGTTGGCAAAAATGCAAACGGTTCAACAAAAGACTGTTTAATAATTTTAGATTATCTAAAAACTATGGACCTTGGAGATCTTGGAAATTTTCAAGAATACCAATATTTAGGTGACTTTATAACAAAGTTGCATAATTTTGCTGTAAAGCATGACGCCCCTATTTTAGCCACCGTACAGTTAAATAGAGATGGAATAAATAAAGATGATACTAGCGTAGTTTCAGGAAGTGATAGAATTTTATGGCTATGCTCTAGCTTAGCTTTTTTAAAGAAGAAAACCGA